GAAGTTTTAAAACATCTCCGCATGCAGGAGCTCCTACAAGACCTGTACCAACTGATTCATCGTTCATATCAAAGCTTCCGACATTACGCGGATTTTCATAATGATCTAATACTTGTTGTGAATATGACATAAGTTTCCTCCAAATATATTTATTAATATTGTTGGTCGTCTGTTTCTACGACGATCCAACCTATTTTAAAAAAATCTTCTTTTACTTCATCAGTAACAAAACCTTCGCCCACATGCTCACGAGGAGTATTAAAGAATTCAGCAACTTCTTCGTCACCTCGAATGCCGCTGCAATACCAATCTAAATAATCTCCCTCACCTCGGAGGTCTGCTACTATGCCACCTGCATATCTCCAACTGCAACTCCAAGTTTCTTCTAGTAAGATAGGCATAACTTCATTTTTAATAAAGTCATTATTACATAGTGCAGCATAGATATTTTGTGCATATATCTTATCAGTGCGGCATTTATCTACAATATAATCACTAGTACGTAAATCATATTCTAAGTTATTCTTAGCCCATTCAGGATCAAGTTCCTGTTGCTCTTTTTGACTTTGGAAAGTCGTGTAGAAATCAATCAATTCATCCTTAGCCTGAGCGTGGTCAGGAATTTTTGCAATTTTTCGTGCTAAGTTAGCCTGACGATCTTTATTTGTAGCTAGTTTCTTCATCATTTACTTCTATCCAAGTGTGATCACCTAAATATTGAACCTGTGTTATATATTCATAACTATCAGGCACGCCTGTAGTCCAATCATTAGGACCGCTTTGAGATAATATGGTTTTTTGTATTCTATTGTCAAATGCTAGCCAATACGTTTTACCGTGGAATATTTGAAATTTATATTCCGCTGCGTGTACCATATCAGTGATATCAAGTCTACGCTTGATTTGTTCTGCTTGTTTTTGCAATACACTAACAAGCTCCATTATTCTGTTGTATTCTTGCTGAGCATACATTCTTGCTGTATTCAGCATTAAATCTTTTTGTTGCTTTACTGGCACTAGTTCAAACTTCGGAGCCCCGATATCCATTGGATATGTTAAGCTATGATGCTTCTCGGGGTCCGAAGGTTGTAGTTTCATATTAAGCTTTTGCTAATACTTGAGGTTGCTTTTGTACTTTCTTTTTTGGTTTTTCATAAAAAATATGGTTACCAATTTGCGCAACCTTTCTATAAGGCCACATAGGATTCACCCATAAGTTATGAAAAAACAATACTGTATTAGGTACAACATCTTTATACGAATCATGTGCTAATACATTATAAGCAATTCGTTCACTCTGTTTGTATCTAGGATCATTTACATTTAATGGACGGCGATTACTTTCGCATACCCAACTAAATTGACAAAGCTTTACTTTTTTCATGATCGGGTTTTCTGTTTCCGGATCTACTTCGCCTTGAACCAATATTGTACTTACTTGATAAACAACTGAGCAAGGGTTAGGTGCAAATCCATGATTCACACGATTCATTACAACTCTTGCAACAGCTTGTTTACCTTTTTCGGGTTCGCTGCCTGCCTCATAGAATATATTTGTTGCTAAACATTTAAGTTGTTTAGGATCTACTGGTTTTGGTTGAGGTTTGACAACAGCAACTTCTTGTTGTTGTTCCTCTTCAAAAATTACTTCCTTGTTAGCCATAATAATTACGGCAGAAATAAAAATTAAAATTGCTGCTAGTACGTTTTCTACACGCGGATTGCGTAAAAAAGTTATTAGTTTCATAAAATTTCCTTTCCGAACGATAGTATACACTATGTTCTATTAAAAGACAAGAATTTTGGTTTTAACTTATTATTAAGTTAAGATCACAATTCAAAGATTGTCCCAGCAGTCACAGTTACAATCTATTACTTCTTGTAACGCTTGACTTGGTGTTTGAGTTGGTACTGAGACGGATGTAGATATATTGAATATATCTAAATTGAGAGGGACGAGATCGGTTTCTGGCGATCCAGCAAAACTTCCAGGTATGTCGCTTGCACCTGTTACTTTTGTTACATTCCCTATAGAGGTTTGCGGAGTTACGGTCTGACTATTACTAATGTTATTGTCAAGTTCTAACCCACACAATCCTAACCTGTTTGCGTTTCTAATTTCACGCATTAATGCTATTAAACTTTGTCCTCCTAAGTTAGTTGTATTTGCTATGGCTTCTAACACTGCAGCAGATTGATATTGTGCAGTGTCAAGCGCATAGAAATTAATGTTGTCTACAAAAGAAAGCACTGAACTAGTTGTAGACGTTGCGTTTGAAGGAAGCGCCGCAGTTCTCGCTGCTGTTTCCTTCGTTAAATTTGTTCCTATTTGACTCCATAGTGTGTTTAGTTCTGTTGCTGCGGCTGTATTATTATTTCTAATGGTAGTAATTTCGTTATTGGCCTGTGTAATATAAGTTGTTAGATCGGTGTTGTATGGGCCAGCACCAGACAATTTATTAAAAATGTTAGTATAAATGGTAGAGAGATTATTGGTTGATAACTGAGTTAACAATTGTTGTATTCTTGAATAGTTATAATTCAATCCAGTCATTGCACCAAAAAAATCAGTAGCCAAATATGTTCCGTTTGCACCTGATCCAAACGCAATATATGTGAGTGCATTAGTTATACCTGCCGTAACTGGTGTACCATTTGCACCATTCACACCTGTAAGACCATCCATTGTTTCTAAATTAGTTACGACCTGTGCAAACTTTTCTATTGGTGTATTTTTGATATTCTTAATTTGCATCATAGCAACAGAAAAAGCACCGCATGCGGTACGAATGTCATCAGGTAATATTGAAGTTACATATTCACCATAATTAAAAATTCTTACATTTGGATTCAATCCACCATTTGAATATATTGGATAATAAATTTTACTATTTGCAGCAGAAGATGTTGTGTTATATCTAGGTACTGTCAGACTTCCGTAACTTATAGGAAATAATTTTATAGGATTAAGTAAATCTGCTAATGAATTTAAGCCTGAAGTTTGAACATTTAACGGAATTAAAATGTCAGTTAAATCTGTACCAGTCACAAGTGTAAACGCATTATAAATTTTCTTTTCTTGTGTTCTAGAAATTTCACCACCGTTAATAAAATTGTTAACCTCTGTAGTAGTGAGTTCGCTGAAAATTAATGCATAAGATAATGCTTGAGTAATAGCATTGTTTTTTTGTAATGTTTTAAGTAGGACACTAGGTAAACCAAATACATCAATGTTAGATAAGTCAATCGCTCTACCAGTGTTGATTAAATCTTGTCCCCAATATAACGTAGATATATTAACACCGGTTATATCAGCAGTAACTAAATCATTCATGTTACTGTAAACACCCTGTAAATAATTTACACTGTTAGCAATAGAATTTATAGTTGGATTAGTGCTGTCTCTAAAAGACATAGCGGTTATAAAACTTAAACAAAAATCGTTGTAAGTTCCACCATTAACTACAAATTCATTATATGCCTGCAATGCAGGAAATCTTATAAAACCATATCTAGATAATGAATTGGATACTGTACCTGTATATGTTGCCGGTTTACTATTTCCTAATGCAGGAATAGTTGAACTACCTATAGATATTAACGTGTTATAGACTGCTTGGCTAACGTTTGTTGTTGAATTAGTTCCTATCTTCCCGTAAGCTAAATTAATAGAATCAATTAATTTTGACAATACGGTGGCAGATCCAATAGTGCCTTTTGTATAATTAGCTTCTGCTGTACTTGAACCCATAAATCCTGCAGCAGTAGCGTTGATATTTAAACCATTGCTTGCTAGAAGTTGACCGATTAAATTGATGCTGTTGGGTGTTTGTAGACCTTGTAAACTCATGGGCAAAATATGTCAGGACTGCCTTGAACGATACTATGTCCGCAGCTATTTCCTGAACCGACTCTAAGCACAGGGCAACCCTCAGCAAAAACAGTTGGGCTTCCATCTGTTGTAGTTGCTGCCGCATGTGGCGGGTGAGGTGTACCATATGGTGCGTGTGGGGTTATCTGACTTACATGTAAGCCAACTGGTATCCCATTCGCAAATACAGTTCCAGCGCCTCGCATTATAGCTCCGCCTGGTTGATCTGTATCCCCTTTTCTACTTAATTGTGGCATCCTTATCCTAATATAATTTGCTTTTCTGGTACTGTAATACCGGTAGTAGCCTCGATATACTTTACCTTTACTTGTTCGTTAGTGTCTGCAACAATTGCGACACTATTAATATTTAGTCTAAAATGACCGTTCATATCTGTCGTAAATAAGCTAGGAACCATACCTATACCTTTTTGACTAGGAGCAATGCTCACAGGCTCACTGATTTCAACGGTATTATCAGTGATTTTTATTACTTTAGCGACTAGTTCTTCTCCGCTGTTTAATTTGAACGAATATACTTCATTTATGTTAAGATCCATGTTTATCCCATTAATTTTCTATGTAATTCTGTATATCCACCAACTAATTCCTCATTGATGAATATTTGTGGCACTGTACGTGCGTTTGGTACTGCCTCAAGTAATTGGTCTTTAGTCCAATCTTTTGTTATGTTTCGTTCTTCGTATTCAATA